TTCTTGCCGTCTAGCTCTTCAAAACTCTTCATACCTTCTACAAAGGTTGGTAGTAATTTGCCAGCTATCCAAGCAGCACCAGATATACCTGCACCAATTGCAACAATTGATGCACCAAGGCCAACGGCACCAGCCACAACCGCTGGATTAGCAAAGGCCACAAGACCTCCTGCAATACCTTTCATTGCGCCACCGATACCTTTACCTAATCCACCAATAAGACCAAATAAACCACCTAACAAACCTAATGAGTTTTTATCTGATGCAGCTGGTGCTGGTGTTTTAGATGGTTCAACAGTACCAGATACTCCACCGCCACCGCTATCTTTTACTGGATCCGCAAGTGCTGCTAGATTTGCCTGTTGTTTTTGTATCTCAAAAAATGTACCAAAATCTGTTCCAATACTCTTTAATTCGTCAGTAAAATTTGTTCTAATACTTTTTAATTCGCCAATAGCTACCTTTAGAGAGTCAGGACTCTTCGTACGAGTCAGATCCCCCTCTTCTTTCATTCTTTCTATAACATTTTGTAATGTAACTTCTGCCATTTTTTATATTTTCCTATTGACTTTTTCAAAAATCATAGTATAATGACTTTATGTCGTTTAATGATTACTTCTTAGGTGATGTTTTACCTTGTGGTTTATCCCCACTCTTCTTATCAGTATAGGCATTAGCACCAAAATAAGCAGCAACAAGAGCAGAGATTGCTACAAAGTATGTCGGAGCAATATCACCAACGATATTTGCTGCTTTGTCTAACCCAAATAAAGATGTTATGAAGATTGCCAAGGGGTATAGAAGCATACCAAATAAAGCAAACCAAGTCATTTGTCTCATAGCATCTCTACGAGCATCAGCATCTTCCAGTTCTTTACGCTTGAACTCAAGATACATTGCCATTTCTTCATCATCAATATGTCCATCCCCATTGAGATCAGCACCAGGAACTGTAGAAACATTAACTGTGATTGTCTTTTTTGGTTCTTCAATCTTATCTTCTAATACGATCACGTCTTCTTGCACCGGTGGTGTTGATGGTTTAGGCTTACCAAATAATCCTTTTTTCTCTTCTTCAGCCATTGAACATTACCTTTGCTGTTGTAGTATCTTCTGCTCTTCCAAATAATCTATTAACATTTCAATGTAAAGGTCACGCTCAAAAGGTATTAAACTTTCTAGTTCAGTTATCGAGTACTTATGATGCTGAACCATTGAAAAAATTGTCTTATAATAATTTGTAATATTATTATAAGACATTGTTAGGTAAAAAAACTAACCAATCCTTCTACAGTAATCTTTTTCTTTTTATTTCCCACTTTATATTCTACATCATGACTTAGTTTAGGCAACGTCGACAAAAATGTCATGATGTCCTGCATGTTTTTAGAAGAAAGCGAATCAATAAAATCGTCTTGCTCTTTCTTAGAATGGTCTTTTAAAATGACAACATCGTCATCACCAACTAAAATCTTATCAACACAATTCTTAACAATTTCCATATTATTTTCTAAATCATTAAGAATTAAATCAGACACATCATCATACGATGGATCTTTCATCATCAGTGTTACACTATCATTAATAACAATTTCTTTTTTATGGTCTGGGTCAAACTTGACTTTAACATCATTTAAATTTACTTCAACTGTATGTTCAGATTGATCATCTGGATCAGTGACTGTCAAACTAATAATATTATTTACAGACTTTGATCTTAAATTTAAGAAAATATACTCTGTATCATACATTGTCATTTTAGACATATCAAACTTTGGATTAAAATCTCTGATACAATTCGTAATAATTTGTTGAATTGCATTTGATATCTCTTTTCCATCTTCACTCTGAAGTGCCATCAAAAGAATTTTTTCTTCTTTTACTGTAAAAGGACGATACTTAATTGTCTCTTTTGTAGAAGGCAAATCAAGCATGAATGTAGGTGTATCAATTTTAGGTAAAGCCATAGTTTAATTCACTCCATTAAAATACGCCAAGTCCTCTTCCTAGAGTCTTGACTGTTGTACCAGTGTTAATCAAATCTTGTATATTACGAGGTCTCTTTATTGTACTTATCACACCAGCAATTGACGCTGCTTGTGCAAGTCTTGTAAATAAACCTACGGGTGTTCTAGGTTTATTTATTGCTCCGCCAATCGGAACTCTTATCAATTCATAATCATCATAAGTAAATTCTACAGGCAGTTGAATAATAGTATCGTTCTGTTCCCAACCCATTTGAGCGGCGGCAATTTGTGTTGGAAATGCTTCGTATAGTTTATATGTGAGTTTTTCTTCGCTTGAATAATCATACCCAATTATTTCGATTGTTGTCGAGTAGTCATCTTTATAACCTAGTTCTCTATAACCTCTGTTATTCCATATGTAACCGCCATCTTGAACAATATAATTTAACCAACGATGAAAAAATTGCATTATAACATAATTTGAATCACAGAAAAAGGTAGTTGGTAGTGTATCATTGGTTCTTGATATAGGCATTTTATTCACTTGGCCGTATGCATACGGTCTATGGTCAAATGTGTTAATTGTCTTTCCGGGCATACTAGTCGTGGAACAGAAAAAAGATAATTCGTCCATTGTGGGATAAATGTCACCAATACCACCAAAAACTTTAAGCGGAGGCGTCATTCGAACTATGAACTTGTTTGTTAAAGCAAGGCTGCCAAACTTTGGTTTTGAAATATTTGACCTAAACTCTGAGATATTGAATGGCATTATTGTAATCCTCGTATGATTGACCTTGAGTCTCTGTAGACTTGTTGTTTTTTTATTCTCTTTGTGTCTGTATAGAATCTCTCAAGTGGCAAAAACAAGGCTATATCCCACTCAGAAGGATGAATAAAAACAAGTCTAGATCGAACTTTACTAATGAGATAACGATGAACTGTTGGTTTAAACCATCGGAATCTAGATGCTCCATTAAGCAAATCGTAGTTCAACCTAAGTCTTGTTTGTTCGTCAAATCGTTGATTCGTTGTTAAATCATAGAGAGAGTCCATCAACATAGCACGATAGTTTAACGGTAGATAGTGCATATTGATACCTAACCAACCTCTAGGAACTTTTTTAAAAGGAAACACAAGCGGAAATCTATCGTAGTATGGCAGAGTTGCTTTGTGTTTAGGATCATAATGATAAAGATACATATCTCCAATACGAATCTGAGACTTCAGTCGTTCTGGATCTGCTTTCGTCAACTGTAACGGTTGTAATGAGGCAATCTTAGAAGCAGTATCGCGATACCAGGTTCTTGCAGTCTCTGTTCGCGCTGGAACTTGTCCTGCACGAATGCCTTGCGTTAAGATTTTATCAAAGACGGTAGCCATTAAAAAGATTCCCTCTGTAAACTTCTAACTTGTTAGATATTGTCTCCACCTATTTGCTTCTCCCTTTTCGGTTAGAACCATAAATGTCCAACCTCTGTTATCACAGTACTGTTGTGCAGCACGCCATTTTGATAAATTGGTACCCCACGTTGTAACTTCTTCAATATATCGTTTTGTTATCTTCGACTTCTTTTGTGGAGGTACCGATTGAGTTGATGGTTTTATCTCCACAAGAGTTATATCATTATTTATTTTACGAATCCAAAAATCTGGAAAATATCTATGCATTTTACCATCGACAATATTTCTATATGAAATAACTATCTCCTCCGAAGCCCATTCAACAATATCAGGATGTGAATCGCATTCTCTCATAAACTTCAATTCCCACAAACTACGATAAATAATATTAGTAAAGTCGCCTCGATATTTCTTAGGGTTAGATGGTCTGAATCTTCCTTTATATGCCATGATGTTTTCGTTATAAATAGATGTAAATAACTATTTATAAGGTAGGTAATGATGCCTGTTCCTAGAACACCGGAATCAGTTAGAAGATCCAAACAACAAAATACTCAACTAGCCCAATATCAGTTTCCTTCGAATCTCGGCGATGTAGGTATGTTGTTGTTTTTTAAAGATTACTCTTATGGTGAACGAGAGGTTGGTGCTGCTGGTGGTGTAACTTCCGATACAACAGCAAGCAGTAATATGAAGTCTTCAATATATCTTCCATTACCCGATCAATTATTGGACTCTACAACA